GAAGGCCGCGGCCGCCCGCGCGCGCCACGCCCTTGTGGGCCTCCAGGGCGTGGAGAACGATCTTCGCCTGGTACGCGAACGGCTCGAGCGCGCCCGCACCTACGACCGCGACCTCTCCCGCTACGAGCAGGCGCTCGCCGGCTATGAGACGGCGCGGGCCCGGGTTGCGGAGCTCGACGCCATCGCGGCCGGGCACGCGGCCCAGGTCAAGGCGATGGCGATCTTCCGCAAGCTGGTGAAGCAGCACCTGCTGCCCAGCCTGAACGCGACCGCCAGCCGACTGCTCGCGAACATGACCGGTGGCGAGCGCAACATCATCTGGGTCGACGACGACTTCGAAATCACCGTCGATGGCCAGCGTCTCGACACGCTCTCCGGCTCCGGCAAGGCATGCACGAACCTGGCGCTGCGCCTGGCCCTCGGCCAGGTGCTGACGAACGGCATCTTCTCCGTGTTCATAGGTGACGAGATCGACGCATCGATGGACAGCAATCGCGCAGAGCGATCTGCGCACGTCCTCCGGACGTTGGCTAACCGCATCCAGCAGATCCTCATAGTCTCGCACAAGCAAGTCGACGCCGACTTCCGTGTCGAGATTGGAGCATCCCCTGTTGGAACGTCAGAACTATGTAGCACCCCATGACGCTCCCGGGGTGCTCGGCCGACCGGGTTTGCGAAAGTTCATCGTCGCTGTCCGTCACGCCAATGGCGAATGGCCACGCGGCGCTCAGCTAGAGCTCGAGCGCAGCCGACTCTTCTATGACCAAGGCACTCACGAAATGTGCCAGGGTCGTGATGAGGACTGGATCATCCAGTACCTGATTCCCCGCAAGGTTCGGACGAAGCGGCGCAACTACTTCCGTGAGTCCGTGAATGCGTAATTTCCACGAAGTCCTTGGCATCGAACCACCGGCCGTTCGAGTGCTGGACATCGGCGCTCTTCCCGAAGATGAGCCGCGCTACGCCGCGCTTATCGGCCAGAAGAACGTCGAAGTTGTCGCCATCGAGCCGCAGACCAACGAGGAGGCTCCTTGGTTGTGGGCCGATGGCGACAACATTCGCACCGCGTACATCACGCGGTACCCTGGCTGCACCTCGCTGCTCGAACCCGATCCCGATGTCATCGGCCGCTTCTCCATGATCAGCGCCGAACCTCCTGGTGGCAACTTCGCCGTCGTTGAGACGAAGCCGGTCAACACGGAGCCGCTGGATCGGTTGGAGCCTGGCCGTCTCGATCTGATCAAGCTCGACACGCAAGGCAGCGAGCTCCAGATCCTTTGGGGCGCCTTCGAGACGCTCAAGTCGGCCCTCGTGGTGGAGTGCGAGGTCGAGTTCCTCAAGCTCTACAAGAAGCAGGCGCTTTTCCACGACGTCGCGTCGTATATGCACGAGCGCGGCTTCTTCTTGCACCAGCTTCGTGACTGTGGAGGCCAATCCTATCGGCCAGTGATGGTCCCGTACGTCTATCTGCCGCAGTCTCAGCTTCTCTATGCGGATGCGGTGTTCGTCCGAAACCATGACTCTCTCGACGCTGAAGCTTCGTATCGCGCTGCTCGAATCTTGTGGGATTGTTACGGCAGCTATGACCTGGCCGTGCATCTCGTCGACAAGGTCAACAAGGCTGACGCCGCCGAGCTTCTGAAGGAAGTGCGGGCGGAGAAGACCCTTCCGATGACTGCTGTGACGATGCGCGCGCCTCAGCGCGTCGGATAGTCAATGGGACAGAATGTTCTCGTCATCTTGGATGGCGACGATTGGTCGGCGCTCTTCGTTAACGACCGCCTGGTCACGCAAGGCCACAACATCAGCATCGCCGACATGGCGAAGCACGTGCCGATTGGCGCGCTCGAGCGCAAGTGCTGCTCCGACACCGGCATCGCGCTGCTGCACGACAATTCGCGTCTGACGATCTTCAGACGTGTCTGGAACGCTACACGTGACAGTCATCGCAGCAAATCGTGAAGCCGCCTTGGCGCGAGGTCTGAAGCGCTATCGGAGCCAATGCAAGCATCATGGTTCATGTGTGCGTTGGGTGAGCAATTATGTGTGTGCGGACTGCAATAGGGTTCAACATCACAAGTATCTGCGTCGTCATAAGACTGTGCTTGTAGAGAAACGTCGTCAGTGGGCTATCTCGAATCCTGAGAAGGCGCTGCTTCAATATGCGAAGCGTCGCGCGAAGGCGCTGGGGTTGTCGTTTGCGCTGACTGCAGATCACATCGTCATTCCAAAACGCTGTCCGGCATTGGGGTTGCGGCTTATTCGCGGAAGTCTGGCAGCACGTGATGCTTCGCCGACACTTGATCGCATCAATAACAAGAAGGGCTACGTACCCGGCAACGTGATCGTCGTATCCCACAAAGCCAATCGGATCAAATCGAACGCCTCCGTCGCGGAGCTGCAACGTTTGGTGAGATTCTATGGAGGCAATCGGTGAAACTCTTCCCAAACCGCAAGTACGCCTCGGGCACCGGCATCCAATGGTGTTTCTGGCGCTGGTCCGACGCGCAACTGCCGTATCTGGATCGGCTCTTCCTGTTCAAGACGCCGTGGTTCGCGGCCAGCTTGAACTGGATCCAGCAGGCGGATGACGGCGATCCGCATGACCACACCAGCTACTTCATCAGCATCTTGCTGAAGGGTTGGTACATCGAGCGTCGTGTGACGACGTTCAACACGGTGCCGGTCGAGACGACGCGCCGAGTCCAGTTCTTCAACTACATGCGCGGCGTGGCCTGGGACGTCCACAAGATCATCGACGTCTCCAAGGGCGGCTGCCTGACGCTCTGCTTGATGGGACCGAAGCTGCGCGAGTGGGGCAACCACAAGTCGGATGGCACGCAGGTTCATTGGCAGCAGTACAAGGATCAGACGTCGTGAGCTTTCCATCTGCCCGCGACCGCGGCATCCTTGATCCGCCGAACCTCTACGACTTCCTCCCCAAGATCACCGAAGAGGACATCGCCGGTCTGCTCAAGGCTCGAGAGAGCTACGGCGACAGCTGGAAGAAGCGCGGCGGCGTCGGCGCCTTCATGATGCTGGCTCGCAAGTTCGACCGCATCGAGAACGCACTTGCCGGCAACTACGACATCTTCACCGCCATCGAAACCGACAAGCGAGCCGAGGGCATCATCGACGACGTGCGCGATCTGCGCCGCTACCTGCTCCTGGTTGAGGCGGAGATGCGAGCGCGTGGCCACCACCGGGGTGACCAATGAAGGACAATCCGAAGTCCATTCCTGGGCGCAAGAAGTTCGCGTTCTCCGTGATGCCATTCAACGTGCTCGTCGAAGTCTCGTTGGCCATGCTGGAAGGCGCGCTGAAGTACGGCCGCTTCAACTGGCGTACCGGCCCGCCGATCCGAGTCAGTGACTACCTCGACGCGCTCATGCGTCACGTCACCGCTTATGCGGAAGGTCAGGACATCGATCCCGACAGCGGCCGTCATCACCTCGTGAAGGCTGCGGCGACGCTATTCGTTCTGATCGACTCGATCCTGTGCGGCCGTGTGGTCGATGACCGCGCGCCGCCCGCGTCGGCCGACTGCGCGTGGATCGACGAAGCGAACACCGCCGCGGCCGGACTGCGCGAGAAGCACAGCCAATGACGCCTGACTACTCCGCGCTTTGGTATTGGGTGCGCGAGCGCGAGGCTCTGCGCATCCGCAAGGAATCCGGCGAGCCGCCGCCGTGGACAACGGACGAGATCCTCTCGACCTACCGCTTCTGCAACGTGCGGCGGGAGGACGACCGGGTCACGATCTGGATCCGCGAGCACATCCGCAAGCCTTACGCCGACCACCCCATGCTGTGGCTGATGCTCTGCATCGCGCGCCAAATCAACTGGCCGGCGACGCTGCAGGAGCTGATTGACCGGGCTGCATGGCCTGACCAGCAGGACTTCTCGCCGGCGCACATCACCGCCGTCCTGAATGACCGCAAGGCACGCGGCGAGAAGGTCTACACCGGCGCCTACATGATCTCGGCACCCGCGACCAAAGGCGCCGACAAGCAAGCCTACATCGCCGAGGAAGTGATCGGCGGCCTGTGGCGCCGACGCGCGTCGTTCGCGCCGCGGACTCTCGAAGAAACCCACCAGTGGATCATGCAGACCAACGGCTGGGGCAACTTCATGGCTTATCAGGCCGTGGTCGACATGCGCTTCACAAAGATTCTGCAGCACGCAGTCGACCGTTACTTCTGGGCCGCCGCCGGCCCGGGCACTCTTCGCGGACTCAATCGCGTTCACGGTCGTGATGTCGATGCCTCGCTCTCGCAAGCGCAGGCGTTGAAGGAGATGCAGAAGATCTACGCGCGGGTCGAAAATGCGACCGGCGTTGCGATGGATTTCTCCGACGTCCCGAACATCCTCTGCGAAACCGACAAATACCTGCGCGTTCAGCTCGGACAGGGAAAGCCGCGAGCTCTCTATCAACGTCAGGGAGACGTATAATTGAGTGAGAGATCACATCGGCGTTTCGTGGAGGGGTTCCTCTCGGAGCGCAAAGTCAAGTTCGAGTCTTACGATGCGAAGGGCCACACGGGCGTACGCATCATCGGTCCAGCCAAGACCACGCACTACGGATGGAACCGCGGCTCCAGTGAAGGGAGCAAAGGCGGTTTGAAGGGCGCAGTCGTCGCTGTGCTGAAGCGGCGCTGCAGAGAGGCAGGTTATGAGCGCGTCTGACGCTGAGAAGTACATCAAGCTGGCGAAGAAGCTGGAGCGTCTGGCGACCACTGACGGACTGGTGATTGAGCGCGATTACTCGCGCTCCCAGGGTCCGGCCATTCGCATCAGCCACGCGGAGCTCGATTCCGAGACGAGCGATCTGCTTCTCGCGGCGACCAATGACAAGACCGCAGCGGCCGGTGGCCGCCAACTCATCAAGGACCTGTTCAAGGAAGCGGCCAAGCTCGCGCGATCACGCGCGCAGCGAGAGCTCGATTCCGAGACGGCCCGCCTTGAATCTGTACGTGAACAACTCGCCAATGTTTAAGCCCTGTCTCGCGGATCCGCCGGATCCGAAATTCCCGCTTCGATTTCCGCTCCTCGTGTCGCCGAAGCTCGACGGTATCCGCTGCGTGATCACGCCGGAGGGACCGCGCACGCGCTCCCTCAAGCGCATCAACAATGAGCACGTCGAGAAATACCTGTCACTGCCGGAACTCGCCGGTCTCGACGGCGAACTCGTGTGGGGCAATCCAACCGACCCGAACGTGATCCAGAACTCGACGTCTGCGATAATGGCGAAGAAGAAGCCACCGAAGCCGCATGACGGCCTGACCTTCTTCGTCTTCGACGACTTCACCGATCCGGACGCGCCGTTCGTGCGCCGCCTACAGACGGCGCGGGAGAAGGTGGAGCGCGCCGGTTTGGCGCTGATCTCATTCCTCCTGCACGAGACGGTCTACAACGAGTTCGATCTCGACATGGCCGAACAGCAGGCGCTCCGCGACGGCTACGAAGGCCTGATGCTGCGCGACCCCAACGGCATCTACAAGTACGGCCGCTCGACCGCGAAGGAGGGCATCCTCCTGAAGCTCAAGCGCTTCGAGGATACCGAAGGCACGGTCATCGGCTTCGCCGAGAAGATGCACAACGCGAACGAGGCGCAGACCAGCGAACTCGGCCGCACGAAGCGCTCCTCGGCGAAGGCCGGCAAGGTCGGCATGGGTGTCGTCGGCGCCGTCGACGTGCGCTGCCCCGGCTTCACGTCGGAGTTCTCCATCGGCATTCACCACCTCGGCATCCCGATGGAAGGGGGCCCGTCCCTCATCGACCGCGCCATCAAGTTCAAGTTCCAGCCGCACGGCGTGAAGGACGCGCCGCGGTCGCCGATCTTCCTCGACTGGCGGGCCGATTGACTGTTCTCACCTACCGCGCCGGCATCATCGCCGCCGACCGGCGGGTGATGTACGACGACACACAGCGCCAGGCGCCGATGTGCAAGCTGGCGCTTGGCAAGTCGCACGAATACAAGTTCGTGGTCGCCGCCGCGGGCAACTCCGACAGCGAGGAACAAACCCTCGACCTGGCCAAGCAGGTCCTTGACGATCTCAAGAAGCCTGCGTGGAAGGGTGATCTGCTTCTGCTGATCGCAGCGGTACCGCTGCGCCGGCGTAAGCCGCGTCTGATCGTGCTTGACTATGCACCGAAGTCATCCGCGCTTGTCTCCTACGTCGGCAAGAACATCCCGGAGTATCTGGCTTTGGGCAGTGGCGCAGACGCAGCGCTCGGCTCTCTGCGCAACGGCGCCACCGCCATCAAGGCCGTGAAGGATGCGTCCGCGCATGTCACCACCTGCGGCGACGGCCTCAACTTCGTCGACACGACACTCCCCATTGAGAAGTGGCGCGTCCGGCAGCGCAAGACGTGATCCGCACGCTACTGATCGCACTCGCTCTCCAGGCCGAGATCATGGCGGTCGGCCATGTCCTGATGAAGCCGGCCGAAGCGGTTGCGGTTGGGGCTGCGCGCTAGGGTGAGACGCCTTGCGCGGCAGCCGAGCTGACCTGCTCCGGTAATTTCGGGCCAATGAGGACATTACCAGTGGCACTGCAGGTTGGTTGAATCCCAAGTCCGACACTGGGGTAGCCAGTCGCCGCGGAACGGATTAGCTTGCGCGGACCCCATGATTGGAGTGCGGCCCATGAAGAAGATTGCTCTTGGCGCGTTGGCGATTCTGGCTGTTAGCGCTGGCGTGGCTTACGCCGCTGCACCCGGCGCCGTTGCAGACTGCTGCCAGTGGCTCATGGCGCTTACCGGCTGCTGAAGCGCTCACAATCTGATTTACTGAGCGGCGGCCTGCGGGCCCCCGCTTCTGTTTGAGAGGCTTGGGCATGGGGGCGTCTCATCCTAGGCGCTCGGCGCTTCAGTTACTCGCGACGCCAGCATTCACGCGATGGGCCTGCAAATGGTCCGCGGATGGGGCGAAGGCCTAGGCCCTCAAGAGCAACTCGCTATCTGTCTGTTCTGGGCGGCGGCATCCGTTAGCTGGGCTGCCGTCGCAGTCCTCCGGGCTGTCACCGCATGGCGGCGCGGGCCGTGCTGGCCCGGCGCCGTAGCGGCGTTGATCCCGCTGCACGCAGCCGTTAGCGCGCTCTACATTGCGCCTGCGTTCTTCGGCGGTTGGATGCTTATAGGCAGCGTTGTGTTGGCGACGCTGGTGTCGTATTAGTCAGCAATGGACCGAGCGACAGCAAATCTTCCTAGCCGAGACCTCGACAGAACCGAGGCGTTCTACAAGGCGCTTGGTTTTGAGACGGGCTTCAAGGACGACGGCTGGATGATCATGCAGCGCGGCGCTCTAGAGATTGAGTTCTTCCCGCACGCCGAATTGGACCCGCGCACAAGCTGCTTCTCGGCCTGCTTCCGCGTCGATGATCTCGACGCACTCTATGCCCATTTCAGCAAAGCCAATCTGTCGAAGGAATGCTGGTCCATCCCGCGCATCGACGAACCCGAGACTAAGCCGTGGGGCATGCGGATGTTTCATGTCGTTGACCTGGACGGCAGCTTGCTTCGCTGCATAGACAACGAGACCACGGTGTAGCCCGTTGAGCGTGGTCCCTCACTCGACGATTGTCTGTCCGCACTGCGGCCATGCCCGGCGTGAGACAATGCCCACCGACGCCTGCCAGTACTTCTATGACTGCATGGGATGCGGCGCGGTGCTCAAACCCAAGCGCGGCGACTGCTGCGTCTTCTGCTCGTATGGCGATGTGAAATGCCCGCCGATCCAGTCCGGAGGCTGTGGCTGCTAACTCCTCCTGGCTGGAGGTCGTTCCTGGCGCCGCCGAATCGTAACCGAGACGCCGTCCTCGCCACGTCCGCTCTCGGCGAAAGCCTGCCCTCCCGTGAAGGCACCGAGAGCGACTGCTGCCACCCAAAAGGGACGGTCGTAATGTCCGACGCTGACTCACGGTGGCGGCGTTTATGTTGGAACGTCCGGAGGACATTCAGTGTCGCCGCGTGACGCTTCAGTCCACCATGAGCAATGAGCAGTGCTACGCGAACGCATGGGATCATGTGCGTGCGCTCCAACCCACCAATCACTTAGGCGTGCGCGTGACGTGCGTCATCGAGTACGAGGCATGACACAGAAAGAAACCTACGAGACGGTCTCCGAGTGGGCCGTGAATACATTCGGCTCTGTCGGCTCTAACGACCGCGTGCTCGCCCGCGCCATGGAAGAAGGCGCCGAGTTCTATCGCGCCGTCACCAGCGATCAGCCCATCGACAAGCAAGTCGAGGAAGCGGCCGACATCGCCATCGTGCTGTGCCGCATCTGCATCCGCCTCGGCATCACGCCTCAGATTCCGTCGTTCCGCACGCCAGACGTGCGGCTGGACTCACTGCAACACGCGGCGGCCGCGGTCGCGGCGCTCGGCAAATTGCTGAACGCCAGCGCAACGCAAGACTTGACAGAGGTCAACGTCCATTTGCGCGAGACGTATCGGCAGCTAGCGTTCTTCGCCCTCTCTGCGAAGAACGTGTGGCTGTGGGACGAGGTCACCGCGAAGATGGTGATCAATCGCAAGCGCGTCTGGAAGCGCGATTCCACCGGCTGTGGGTATCACGTTCGTGACGCCTGAGCAGATTGACGAGCTGAAGCGCGTCAAGCAGAAGCTTCGCCCGCTCAATTATCAGCGGGCGGAGGGCCTGCGCCGGCGCGGCTACCTCGAGCGCGATACCCTTTACGCCGTCGGCCGCGACTACGCGGATCACCGCGGCGTGCACGAGCAGTTCCGCTCTCCGACGCCGGTCAAGTACCATGATTGGTACCTGACCGATAAAGGTGCGCAGGCGATAGAGGCGCATAGTTCGCCATAGGCGCCGTCGCCCCTAGACTCGCTCTCTTTCAGACCCAAGGACTACCGTGACCCGCGACTACTATCCCGGGATTGGCGAAGCTGTTGCCAATCGCACCATCAACCGCCCTGGAGAGAAGTGGTCCGACGTCGCCCGACGCGTCGCCGCCGGCAACGCTTCCCTCGCTGCCCACCACTGGTCGGAGGCGGCCCACCTCGAAGAGCTCATCGCCGCCGGCACGATCCTCATGTCGGGCCGACATCTGCAGCACGGCGACGAGAACCAAAAGGGCCGACCCTTCGAGGTGTTCAGCAACTGCTCGACGTCGTCGATGCGGTCGCTCACCTTCCTGCTGCTGCTCTCCGGCTCCGGCGTCGGCTCGTCCTACGATGACGACCTGATGCTGGTCGACTGGCGCAAGATGCCCGTCGTCGTCTGCACCATCGACCCGCGGCACAAGGACGCCAGCAAGGCGTATATGTCGCTGGCCGACGCCCGCCACCTCTTCCGCGACTGCAACATCATCGAGCACCGGGTCGACGATTCCCGTGAGGGCTGGGCGCGCGCCATCGAGCTGATCGAGGTCCAGACCTGGTACGGCGACAAGCGCGACTCCGTCATCATCCTCGACTTCAGCGACGTCCGCCCGTCCGGCTCGCCCATCAAGGGCATGCAGAACCGTCCCGCCAGCGGCCCTGGCCCGCTGATGGACGCGATCCTCCAGGTCAGCCGGGTCCGGGACGCCGGCCTGCCGCCCTGGCTGGCCGCCATGCACATCGACCACCTGCTGGCGCAATGCGTCCTGGTGGGCGGCGCCCGGCGCGCGGCGCGGATCGCCGTGAAGTCCTGGCGCGACCGCGACATCATCCGCTTCATCAAGGTGAAGCAGCCTGGCGGCCACCTCTGGTCGGCCAACAACTCCATCGCCGTCGACCAGGAGTTCTGGACGGACGTAGCCGCGCGTCGCGGTCGCGCCTGGAAGATCTTCCAGGCCGCCCGGGAGACGGCCTACCTCTCCGGCGAGCCGGGCTTCCTGAACGTCGACAAGCTCGACGAGCCCTATGCGCCGACCCTGCCTGGGTCGGGCCGCTACGCGCTCAGCGAGGGCGGCGGCTACCTGGCTGAGGACCTGGCGCTGGCCCTCGCCCGCAAACCTCACAAGAACATCGTCAATCCCTGCGGCGAGATCCGGCTGTCCGCCAACGGCGGCTTCTGCGTCATCGCCGACTGCGTGCCGTATCACGCGATCTCGTTCGAGCACGCCGCCTCCGCGGTGCGCATGGCGACGCGGGCTCTGATGCGCGTCAACCTCATGGAGTCGCTCTACGACGAGGAGGTGAAGCGCACCAACCGGATCGGCGTCGGCCTGACCGGCATCCATGAATGGGCGCGCGCCCACTATGGCTTGGGGTGGCATGATCTGCTCGCGGAAGGTGAGGACTTCATCCCCGGCACGCGGCTGAAGGCGCCGGCGCCGCTCGCGCTGCCCTTCTGGGAGACTGTTCGCAAGCTCAGCCAGGTCGCCCACGAGGAGGCCGAGTCCTACGCCGAGGTGCTCGGTGTCGCACCGCCGATGACGGTGACGACGATCAAGCCGGCGGGCACGACGTCGAAGCTGTTCGGCCTGACCGAGGGCGCCCACCTGCCGGCGATGCGCGAGTATCTCCGCTGGGTCCAGTTCCGCGACGACGACCCCTTGGTGGCTGAGTACGCGGCGAAGGGCTATCCGACGAAGAAGCTCTTCACCTATCAAGGCACCACGGTGGTCGGCTTCCCGACGCGCCCACCAATCTGCGAGCTCGGCCCGGTAGTCACCGCGGCCGAGGCCACCCCCGCGGAGCAGTTCCGCTGGATCGGCCTGCTCGAGACGTATTGGCTGGGTCCGAAGGGCAACCAGATCTCGTACACGCTCAAGTACGATCCGAAGCAACTCTCCGAGGAAGAGTTCGGCGCGATGCTCGAAGCGGGCGTGCCCTACGTGCGCGCCGTCTCGGTGATGCCGCAGATCGACACCTCTCTCTACGAATACCAGCCGGAAGAGCCGATCTCGCGCGAGCGCTACAACGAGCTGATGGCGCATATCACCCGCGTCCAAGAGGAGGTGTCACGCGAGCACGTCGAGTGCGCCGGCGGCGTGTGCCCAATCGACTTCAAGGAAGCGATGTCGGCCTGACGTAAGTTCGCGACGTGCGCGGGGTTGCGAGAGACTCCGCGCATGGAAGACCCGTACATCACGACGGCGACTGGAGGTCGGATTCATCTGACTCTGGAGCGGTTCGATCCCGAAGCCATTGACTTCGAGGACGTGCTGCTCGGTCTTCCGCACATCAACCGCTACAACGGCCGCACGCTGTATCCGCACAGCGTGGCGCATCACACACTGAACCTGTCTGAGGCCATGCGTCTGATGGGCGCCGGTCGCATCATGGAGCGCTGGGCGTTCATCCACGACTGGTTCGAATACGTTATCGGCGATCTGATCGCACCTGTGCGAGTGAATCTGCCGTGGGCGGATGAGCTCGAGAGCCGCGCTTTGCGCGCAATCGCCATCCGCAACGGGTTGCCGCCTGTGATGCCGCCGGGTCTGCTGGACTACGACAAGCGCATCCGCCGCAACGAGATGGACGTCTTTGGTCCGCCTCACACTGAGAAGTGGTGGCTGCGCTACGAACCGCTGCCGTACCTCTCTCCCTGGCACTTCCGCCAGCGCTCCGTCGAGAGCGTGCGCTCTGAGTTCGCCAAACGTGCCGAGGAACTCGGTGTTCGTTGAGATCACGCCAGAGCAGAAGGCGGAGCTCGCTCTGCTGCAAGAGAAGCACAACGTCGATGGCGTGCTGATCAGCGCGCACATTCGGCGCGCTCATTCTTTCGCTGTGATCGACGGCAAGCTCTACACGCACGTCGCCACCGGCTTCATCGTCGGCGACCGCAAGGACCGTTTCCTAGACGGGCAATGGATTCGCACGAGCTACCTCCGCTCGCGCACGCCGAAAGACGGCGTCATCCGCACCCTCAATTCCACCTACCTCATCCAACGGAAGAACTGATGGCTCTCGACTGGAATGCCCTGCCACCTGCGAAGGTGCTGATTTGCTCGCCGTGTTACGGCGGCCTCGTCTACGAGGCCTACATGAACTCGGTGCTGCAGCTGCTCGAGGCGTCCGCTGGGTCGAACGTGCGCTTCGGCGTGCTGACACTGCCGGGCGACAGCCTCGTCGCGCGCGCCCGCAACACCTGCGTGGCCAAGTTCCTGTCGGAGGACGACTGGACACACCTCTTCTTCCTCGACGCCGACATCGCGTTCGATCCGAAACAGGTCTATCGCCTGCTGGAGAAGAACGAGGACGTCGTCTGCGGCGTCTACCCGTTCAAGAACTACTACTTCAACAACGTCAGTCGCATGCGCGACGGCATGCAGGATCACGACCTGCGCCTCCTGCTGATGCACTACGTATTCAATCCGTTGCCGGCGAAGCCCGGAGATCCGCTGCCGGCCGACGGCTATGTCAAGGTGTTCGACGCGGCCACTGGCTTCATGATGATCAAGCGGCGCGTCTTCGACGTGATGCGGGAGAAGTACCCGCACATGAAGTATCGGTCCGACATGCCGGCGCACAAGGGCTCGCCGGTCGAGGATCACTTCTGGCTCTTCTTCGACACCGGCGTCGACGAGGACGCCGGTCCCGAGAACCGTCGCTATCTCTCCGAGGACTATGCGTTCTGCCGCCGCTGGCAAGCGGCCGGCGGCCAGATCTGGGTCGATTATAACTCGGCGCTCACGCACATCGGCCCGCACTACTTCCAGGGCAATCTGCGCGGCACGATGTTCCAGCACCAGGCCTTCCAGATGTCGGGTGGAGGTCCGCTCACGGATGGCGTGCCCGTCGCGTAACGTCGCCTGCGTAAAGGCGTGCTCAACTCGGGGACACAAGTCCCCGTTTCTTTTCCCGGAGTAATTCATGGCTGCTGCAATCGTTCAGATCGCTGCGATGCTGATCGCCGTGGGCTTGGGTGCGGCTGCGGTCGAGCACCTGCCCGTTGACCGCACGATGCGGCACTACATCTCGTTCAGCTTCTACGCCGCCGGCGCCGCCTTCCTGGTCTGGCGCTTCCTGATTTGAAGATCCACGTCCTCTCCGACGTCCACATCGAGTTCGGGAAGTTTCGGCACGAGCCGCCCGAATGCGATGTGGTCGTGCTCGCCGGCGACATCGGCCCGGGCAAGTCCGGCATCGCGTGGGCGCAGATGATCTTCAAGGATGTTCCGGTCATCTACGTGCCGGGCAACCACGAGTTCTGGGGCCGTATATATTCCGACCACGTGCTGGCGATGGCCAAGCGCTCCGCGGATGCGGGTATCCTCTTCGGCCACAACTCGACGTTCGTCATCAACGGCGTGCGCTTCATCTGCGCGACGCTGTGGACCGATCTCGAGATCTGGGGCGATACGTTCACTGCTGGTCTGGCCGCGCGGCGAGGCATGCGCGACTTCGACAAGATCCAGATGTTCGACGACCGCCATCAAGGCGGCATGGGCGTGCAGGACTGGCTCGATATTCACCATGAGTCGCGCGCCTTCATCGAAGGCGAGCTCGCGCGCGACTTCGATGGCAAGACAGTCGTCGTGACACACCACGCGCCCAGCGAGCAGTCGACGGATCGGGTGCACTACGCGGGCAACCCGCTCACTCCTTGCTACGCGTCGAACCTCGAGAAGCTGATCCTGGAGCGCCAGCCGGCACTCTGGATCCACGGCCACGTGCATCAGACCTTCGACTACTGCATCGACCGCACGCGGGTCGTCGCAAACCCACGCGGCTACGTCGGCATGGGTCCGGAACACCTCAACATCACCTTCAACCCCAGCCTCCTCGTGGAGATCTAACCCAATGGCAAAGAAACCACCGGCGACCATCCAGGTCGGCCAGATCTGGCGTGACAAGGACACGCGGTTCGAGCGCTTCATCAAGGTGCTCGAAGCGGACGACAACGACGACAAGGTCCGCATCATCACCTGCGACCGGACCGGCAAGCACAAGACCGGCGGCAACGGCCGTTGGGCGAAGCGGTCGCGGTTCGGCACCGACTACAAGCTGGCGGGCGCCTGATGCTATTCTTCTGGTATTGCTTCGACGATTGGGCGGCGACCGCCGCGGGTGCTCCGTGGGTGGGCGAGATTCCGTGGATCGCCGTCCTGCTCGCCCACTTGCTTCTCCCTGTGGCCTACTATGCCGGCAAGCGTTGATCTCTCGACCTGCGAGAAGTGGTGGGACTTCATCCAGGGGATGAACGACTACTACATCGGCGCCGAGCTCGACGTCACCGACGTACTCTCGCAAGGCAACCGGACCCGTGGCTTCCAGTACGCTGCGAAGCTCGACCGGCTTGTCGGGCGCAAGCATTAGCAGTGGGTGAGTGGTTTAAACCCTCTGGCTGCAGACAGCTCCACGGAACCGAGTCCTGCATGGGCGTTTGATACCGGGAGCCGCAGGTTCGAATCCTGCCTGCTAATGCACCATAAGACGCCTCTTAAGGGGCCTTGAATTCATCCTCAGCCGGGTCGTAGCGCCAGCCAGGCGCCACCGGTGAGTTGTCCTCGATCTCGATCAGAAACACGTGCTCGACGACGGCTTCGTCGGCGGCAGAAGATATTGCGACGACCACGTTCTGGTCGTCCACGAGAGCCCATTTCATGAGTGGGCTATATCACCCAACGACGAGCTGGAATAGAGTCTCGCCGTGCTCATTGTCGTTAACGGCGCCGATGGGACCGAATGACGCGACCGCGAGCGCATGGTCATCGACCGAACCGCTACCACCGAAATTGACCTGAATGGTGCGTGCGCTCTCAGCCGCGAGCTCACCTTCGTCGCAACATGCGAACGCCGAGTTGTTGCCCTCGACCATCACCTCAGTCGTGACGTTCGCCACGCCGGTGTGCGAGGCGAGGGGCACGGAATTGAGACCGACAGAAACGGCCGACACGGTAACGACCAGGCCGCCCTCAGGAACGTCGATGGTCGTTCCAGCGCTGCGTGTGCCCGAGCCCGCGGTTGCCGTATCGAATGCCGTCAGATCAATGTCGGTTTCGCCGATCTCGTAGCCGCAGCGCAGCTGCGTAGCAGCGGTGCCGCCCACCTCACCATCCGTCGTGAAGTCGATGATGATGTCCTGCAGGCCGGTCAGGCCAACGACGCCGGTGAAGACGGCCACTGTCGTCGCGGGCGTGTTGTTGTTGGAGTCGTGGAGCAGATCAACGATGCGAGTGAGGTCCACGCCTCCGACGCGAACGCGAGCCACACGCCCATCATTCGAGTTCGAGCGGCCGAATACACGCACGATCTTCGGTCGATTTGCGTGGATGCCGATCTCCTGCGACGCAAACGTGTATTGGGTGGCGTCGGTGGTGCTGACGGCGCTGGCAAGCTCAGTGTAGGCCGTCGTGATTGGGTCCGCTTCAGAGACGAGTGTCACGCCCCAGGAGCCCAGCGTGTGACTGGCGCCCGTCGCTGCGGGGTAGTGTATCGAGATATCATCACCGGCGGTGACGTCGTCAGTATTGGACGCGTCCTCGAAGTAGCCGCTGGCTGTACTGACCGGAATGCTGATCGCCTGATTTGCGTCAGATCCATTGATGCTGAAGTGGAGCACCAGAGGGGCGGTACCAACTGTGCCGGCAGTCCGCATCCACATCTTCCGCGCGACGCAATCGAAGGGAATCCGCAGCGCGGTGGCGTTCGTGTTAGCCGTCAGCGTCGTTGAGCCAGCACCGGCTGAGCGACCGAGAAGGCGCAGATACTTGTCATCGCCTTCGTTACTGACCAGGAGGCCGGCGTTACCGGAGGAGGCGAGCGGCATCTCACGAGCTGCGCTGCTGAGCATCGTGCCGACACGAGAAACGAGGATGGTGCCGCTGGCCGCAACGGAGGTCAGCAGGAAGCCGACCTGATCATCACCGTCTATAGTGTCAGTGTTCGTCGTGTCTTCGAACAGGCCGGTCACGCCGGCGGTGATCGTGACGCTTTGGTTGCCGTTGGCGTTGTTGATGCGAGTGGTGACGACACAATCCTCGGTGCGAGTGTTCGTCTTCACGCGGACCTGAAGGTTGCTCAACACACCGCTGACGTTCATCCGCGGGGAGTTCGTCGGGAAGGACGATGCGGTCGCCTGATAGCCGCCCCAGCCAATGCCGAGGCTGAGAGCTGATGTGGAGCTCGAGTCCCAGGGATCAAAGACGCTGGTTGAGTGGCAGCCGGGATACGTGATCGCCGCGCCGTCACTGTCCAGCGTAAGCAGAATGCTGGAGACGCTGACGGACTTTGCCGCATCGGTCGGCGTGGTGATTGACGTGCAGAAGAGGTCGCCAGGGGCGAGTGTATCGACGCTGCTCACATCCTCAAAGAGACCGGTCGTGCCAGCGGCGATGGAAGCAGATTGATTGCCATTCGCGCCATTCTTGCGAAAGCGGGCCACCACCGCAAAGGTGAAGGTGTTGGAGACAACTCGAACGCTGAGATTGCTAACGTGGTGCGGAGCGCGAGCTGTGATCTGAACGTCTGCTTCAGCAACAGACGACGCGCTCGAAAGATTCACGAACCCGAAGTCGGGTGCCTGATACACTGTCTGGTTCGACAGGCCCAGCGAGAGTCCGTTGTTGGGTTGTGCACCGGCACCAATCAGGGACTTAACCATCGGCGGTGTTGTTTGCCCGGTTGTGAGCGCACACAGCGTCGAAGTGCTCCTTGCCGTGAAGCGAACGGTGGAGCTCACACTTCCGTTCGGCAACGTGGTTGCCAATGATCTTGTCACCCTCCCAATCGTAGGTGAGGATGCATTCGCAGGTATCGGGACGCCAGCGCGTGGTGCGGATCATGTGCGATAGCCTAGGAACGTGATGGAGATCTCGGTCATGTCGCCGAGAGCGGCTGGAATGGTGATCTCGAGGCGATCACCCACGGCGAAGATGATGTCCGTAGCAGGTGTATCCGCCTCAAAGGTGCCGGTCTGAGCGCTCGCCGCGAAGGTGATGGTGCCGACCTGGGCGCCATTCTTCTTCACGACGAACACGCGTTCCGCTCCGTCGTCGTTGGCGCACCAAGCTTGCGATCCAGCGAAGTCACCAGGGATCAGCATGGCGCGCGCGATTACATGACGACGCGTCTTGTTGAGATCAGCAGAGTTGCCTTCGATGAACAACCCGACGTCGTAAGGACGTTGGATAACCTCGAGCTTGTTGTCGTCGTTGATGCCGACCGACACACCGTCGACCAACACGTCGAACTCGTTGGCGTTCTCAGAGAGTGCGTTGCCGGCCGTGTAGATGGAGGTTGGACCAGGTGGTCCCGGAGGACCGGGCACACCCATGTCGACCGCAACCATCTCGGGCATGCGGTCTGTCATGATCAGCGTCTCGCGATCATCGATCAGGAAGACGACGTCAGGCATGCGTGACCTGCTGCTCCACGACGATGCGGCCGCCCAGAATCCGCGTCGGCCGACCACTCACCGTCATCACGATGTCGGAGTAGTAGGTGCCCGGCGGCACGTCCTCGAGCGCCTCAAAGGGAATCGAGATGGTGAACTCGCCAGTCTCCTCGCCGGTGACCGTGATCGTCGGCGTGAACGCGACCGCCTGTGCCTCACGAGACGTCCGCGCTTGCATCGAGAAGGTGGCGCCGGTGAGGTCCACCGGCGTCTCGACGCCGTCGACCAGCGACTTCAGCTGCACCTGCTTGCTGAAGTCGCTATGCGTGTACGCTCGGAAGATGAAGCCGGTCATTGGGGAGCACGCCCCGCCGCGGCTGACTCACTACCGCGGAGCGCAACTGCCAGCGCCTCACGCAGTGCCGCCCGGTCTGCCTCGCAAGCGAGGCGTGCTCTCTCGTTGCCGAGGTCGAAGTCGCCTCGGTCAGCTTGTGACGCTCCCTCAGGAGGGACGTTCTGTAGGGGTTCCGGTTCCAACAGCGTCGCCCGCACCGACACAGTTGGGATCGTGGACGCCGGCATCTGCACGCAGCTCACACAGACCGCGACGCACGAGAGGATAAGTGGGATCCACAACGGGATCCGAAGCTTGAGGAAGTTCATGGATTGCTCCGGTGAGATCACGAAGACGTCGGTCCACACGACCGACTAGGGCTTCCGCTCGGGCGGCGGATTCCTCCGCGCGTGCTGCATGCGCGGCGGCTTGTTCGAGTGCTTCGGCACGTGCCTCGGCGGCGGCGACATCCTTGCGCAGCAGACGGCTGTTCAGGTCGCTGTTCTGCCAGAGCAGAAACATCGCCAGGCCGGCGAGCCAGGCGCGGAGGTCGAGCAGGATGTTCATTTTGCCTTCGCATAGGCGCTGGCGAGGCGCTTGTCGTATTGGAAGTCGGCGTAGCTCGGGCCGTTGTAGCCCCGGGCGAATGCGCCCCAGTTCTTGAAGCGGAGCGCCGCGATGAGATTGGCGGCCGTGAGAAACTTCACGAGGCCGGCGTACTGGTTCGTCTCCGACTTCGCGAACGAGCGCACCATCTCCTCAACAGTGTCGTAACCGCACTGGCGATGGTTGAAACCCATCACCTGGAACATGCCCCAGGACGTGGCCTTGAGCGCGGCCGACAGGTTGAGCGTCGCGGCCTCTTCCAGGATCTTCCAGCGGTGGTCGAAGTCGCCAGCCTTGAACTTCGGGTCGTAGCGGCCGCTCAGATGCGGGTGCGAGCGATTGTAGAGCTGCTGCGTCTCGCGCGCGAAGACGTGGCGCTCGTAGCGAATGAGCGGGCGATCCTTCTCATCCATGCCGACGCCGGCGCCCTCGACGGCGGCCACGGCCGCCACCGCGGCCGGCTCACAGTTCAGCATGCGCGCCGTGCGTTGCACGATGTCGTTGGGAGCGTGCGCGACCGGGCCGCGCATACCGGCCAGAATGTCGGTCATCGGATGACCGCCTCCGCAACGGACTTCACGACCTCGAAGGCGCCAGCGGCCAGGCCGCCCAGCACCGCCGCCCAGGCGGCGATCTTGGAGGTGAGCTTTTCGTGCTTCGTATTGATGTCGCCGATCTTCTCGTCGCGCCGCTTGTCCTCGTCGTCCTTCCGCTGCAGAGCCTTCTCGAGCTTCTCGTGGACCTTGGCGTCCATGGCGATGTGCTCGTTGGTGCGGTCGATCATGTTGTCGACGCGTTCCGTGAGCACGGCGACGTTCGTATTGGCCTGGGCCGCGGACGCGGCGGCCTCCCCAGCGCTTTTCTCGATGCGGCCGAGGGACTCGATGATCACCTGCTCGTTCATCCTCCACAAAGGCCACAGAACGCGGCTGTGCGTCCCTATGCGGCGCTATGCGGCGGGAGCAGCTTCGGGTCGAGATCGCCGAACTGCCGCGCGTAGTCGTCGGCCGCCAGTTTCGCCAGATAGGCGCTCTTGGAGAGGCCGGCCGCGGCGGCCAAAACGGCGATCTCGTCGTCCTGCCGCGGCTGCACATAGAGTGTGACGACCCGGGTGTTCTTGCCCCGCATCAGGTCACCGTGGCCGTCTGCGGGCCGCCCACCTCGACGCTGCCGTCGGAGTACTTGTGCCGCAGCCAGAACCAGCGCGTGCCGGCGGTCAGGCCGGTGACGACGCGCGTCCCAAGGGTGGGATCTACCTGACCGACATTCGTGGCGGTGTTAATGTTGTTCGACGTGTTCCAGAGCACCTCGAGCGCTACGATGAAGGGCGGCTCGTCGTTGGCCTTGGTCCAGTTGAGCGTCGCTTGGCCGACGCCGCCGGTGGCGCCGGTGAAGGTGATGATGCCGCCGGTCGGGGCGATGATCGTGTCGATGTCAACGTCGAACTCGTAGCCGTCGTCGAACTCCTCGCTGAGGAAGTAAGAGCCACCGCCCGGCAGATTCTTCCAGCCACCATAGGAAGCCGGGTAGTTCAGGAGCAGGGTCGTGTGACCGGAATCCGAATAGATTCGGTGATAGGCGGGGCCGCTCTGATAGAGACGGTTGATTGGCACCGTGTCATCCAGAGTGACCTTGTAGCGTGTCACACCCGGATTGGTGGTCAGGATCACATCCGACTCAACGACCTGCTTCTTCAGCCAGAGCTTCCGCTCCGGAGCGTAGACGCGAAGACCGAAGGCTTCGTTGACCGTGAAGGGCACAACACCGAAGCCAATCAGACGAGGTGGCCGGGCGTCGAAGTCGTGATCTTCTGCATTCTGTGCGCGCGAATAGACGAATGAATGCACGCTGCGGCCGAAGCTCATCGTCTTGTACGGATCGGAATCACCAGCGTCGTACAAACGCAGCTCGTAGCCGTCGGGGCGGTCGGACTCTGGATAGTCAACCCACGAGAGCTCGAAGTCGGTGCCGAACACATGCACCGGTTCGCTTTCGATGTAGCCGCCATTGCCCGCGGACTTCGGGAAGAAATCCTGGTCGTTGTGGCCAGTCAGAGGATTGACGTGCTTCACGAAATAGTGGCTGACCGCAAGGACCGGGCGCAGGTGCGTGTAGTCCAGTTCGACAGTCGCCGGGTCGGATTCCTTGCCCGTGAAGTTCACGGCAGTGACTTGCCATTGATAGTGCTGGAACTTGAGGTCGATCTCTTCGTAGAAGTTCGCAGACCCTGAAGCCACAAGCACACGCGGTGACTCATTGAGCTTGAGGTAGATGTTATGCTTGGCCACGCCAGGGGTGGTCGACTTCTCCCAGCTGACCATCGCCACTCGCACTTCCTGATCGCCTTCGCGCCGGAAGCTCTCCGTGACCTTGATGTTGGTGGGCGGGTCCGGGCGGCCATCCGCCGGTAGCGTCGTGGAATCGCCCGGGCCAGGTTCACCGTAGGCTTCGATGTCGACCCACTTGTTGCGGTAGACGCTGAGCGCGGCGATGTCGACCTTGTCCGGGTCATCCTCGACTTCGTCGATTCGCAGGATGCGAAACGGCCGTGCAGTGCCGGTGTCACCGTCACCCTGGATAACGAACACAGCCTTATCGGGCAGCTCCGGCAAATCATCGCCGAAGTCGAGTGTTGTGTGTGTGCCTTCGGCGGTGGTGATAGGCACCGTCACCGTGATGAAGGGATCTTGCGAAGTGTCCGGATAGTCCGGATTCACAATGTCGAACACGGCCTCATACGACTCACCGACTTCGAGCGTCACCGGATCGCGCAGCAGGATTTGCGTATCGCTGACACGTTCCTTGATACGGCCAGTCAGGCCCCATCCCATTTGGGAGTCGCCGACCAGGATCACATTGTAGGGCCGGCAATAGAGACCCTTTCGGTTCGTGCGGAACGAGACAATCGTCGTTTCCTTGATGCCGGACACCATGCGATACACGGCGCGCCGGATCGCTTCCTTCACATTCTTGCAGCCCACTGCCACGAATGGCAGCGGAATCGCGCCATAACGATCCTGGTGAGTGAGGTCCTGCACCAGGCGGAAGTCAGGCTTCCATCCCAGATCAGGATTGATGAACGAAACAGTGAGTTCGTTCGCGCGAGTCTGTGTATCGGTGTAGGAGTAGTTGAAGAGGCCTTCGATGTTCTCCTTCGTGAACAGGCAGACGGGATCTTCGTCGCTACGGTCGACGAGAACGAACACGTTGCCGTCACCATCGTCGACGTACTTGGCCGCCGCGCTGCCCGCGATGTATTGTGCGAGCTCCTTGGCGCTGCGCGTATCACGGATATAGTCATTGAACGTGAAGCGCGGTGTGCCATCCGCCATGATGTCATCGCACCACACGCCCCACTCATAGATCTCGGAGTCGACGCAGGTGTGCGGCGCGATCTTCGACAGACCGAAGCGCTCATTCTCGACAAAGTCCTTGAAGACGTAGGCGGGATTGTCAGACCAAGCGACCTGCCAGAGACCATCCCAGGTGCCGTCGTAGGTTCGCGTGGTCGGATCATAGTTTGATGGGACCTTGACCAAACGCATCTTCCACACGCCGCGGAAGACAGGCATCCGACCCAATTGGTCGGAGGCCTTACCAAGGACGCGGACAGCAGCCGTGCCAGGGAATGTGAAGGTGCGGGCCTGAACCTCTTGCCAGCTCTCCCATGCAATCTCTCGGATGCTCTCCGTCGTGCTGTCAGGAGAGATCTTCGTCACGCGAACCATGTATGGTTCGTTGATCTGTTCGACCGGAAAACGATATTCCTTCACGGTCGGCGAGGTCGTCTTCTCAGTGAACTTGATGTGGCCGTCGGTGCCAACCTCCGTGGTATCGGCGCGGTTGAACGCACCTTCCATCCAGTTGTAGTTGTTGTAGGCGAACGGAGCGAACTGAGAGGTGCTCAACCAGATGTCGCCGGCGCGCGGCGGATCATACCAGCCCTCTGGATCAGGGGCGGGCGCAGGGTCTCCAGGGCGGCCAAACCACACGGTGCGCGTTGGATTGGGAAAGTAGTCCGGGTCCTCGAACTGGATGTTCGTTGTGATGTCCGTGTCGAGGATGACGTCGTAATAGGTGAAGGGATCATAGGCGAGATCCTCCCACGAGTCTCCATCCCAACGCTTCAGATTGATGAGGCTCGGTGTGATGTTGTTGGTGCTGACGAACCAGAGATCGCCGACTTCCTTTTCACCAAGTGGCGTGTTGCTCTGCCAGTAGATCTTCCGGTCGCCATCGAATGTGATACGGCGAAAGCCCGCTTGAAAACCTGTGAACGCAAAAGTGACGCCGCCGCCGGTCGCCGTATACGCGGCCTGCTGTTCCAGCATCGGGTCGATGATTTCGCCGTCGAACGCCTTCGACCACTCGAGGTCGGATTCAGCCTTGTACTCGATGAAGAACTCGAGCTCTTCCTTGAAGGTGCCCTTATCAGTGGTCTTGAGCAGCTGGTTGATGACGAGGCGAACGTCGATGTAGTCGATGTTCGTTTGCGTGCCAGTGCGTGTGACAGTGACACCGGAAGCAAGCGACACGCCGACGCTATTGGAGCTTGCTGCACCGCCGAGGCGCAGATTGATGGCCTCGCCCAGATCCGAACCTGGATAGATCTGGACTTCGACGCCTTCGAAATTCACGTTGTTGTCGTTGTCGACGAGGGGTGTGTCGTCGAAGTAGAAGGACTGGAGTCCTTCCGCCAAGCCATACCAAGGACCTTCGCCAAGGCCGAGAAGGACCTCGAACGTGTCGGTGGAGTGCAGCGAATCTGGAGTGCGCGTGGCCTTGTCGTCATCACCGCTGCCGCCGCCGCGACCCTTGAATACTGGCTTCGTCATCGTGTTCGCATCCATGCCAGGCGTGCAGCCGCTTCAAACGGATCCCACTCCCAGCGGATAAAGTTTTCGGATTTGTCGGCGTCGGGGTCGACCAAGGCGACGGGGCAGGCGTAGCCATTCGTCGGCTCAATATCGAGCTCCTCGACATAGTCATCGATGCGCTTGTAGCTGTCGATGCGTACCGCGTGCCACATGTCACCGTTCGGACGATAGCCGTGCTGATAGCCTGATGTGTGCAAGTGACCGCAGATGTAGATGTCGGCGTCGCCGTGCAGTTGCGCTTTGCGCGCCGGGCCGTAGGCATTGTTCCACATCGAGCGGCCCTTGAAGTCATGCGACGCATAGATGCGGACGACGCGGCCGTTCGGGAACTTGAGGTGGAAGATCGCGCGCCACGGGCGCGTAACGACGGCGTGACCTTGGAGCAGCCAGTCGAGCAGATCGTCGTGTCCGGACCAGACGTCGTGGTTGCCCTTCAGGAAGAGCAGCCAGTTGACCATCTTCACGATGCCGGTCAGCAGCACGCGTGACTCAGCGGCCGACGTAGATTGATCCGCCCACAGGCGTGCAAGGCGACCTTGCCAGTTGTTGCGAGCATCGCCGATGAAGGCGCCGTAGAGGCCTTTGTTGCGACCGTCGAAGAGCTCAGCGTGCTTCACGAGCAGATCGAGATCGGTGCCGTCATCGTCGACGTGCCAATCACCGAAGAAGCCGATGCCGATAGGGCCCTTGATCTTGCAGTAAACGTTGAAGGTCCGTGTCGCCTCGTAGTGTGCGGCCTTCGCATCGTACTTCTTGACGCGCTCAGCAAGGAGCTCATCGAATGAGGGGAGGTCGGAGGGCAGTGAGTCGATGACGAAGTCGCTTTCGCCGGCGGCATCACGCTCGATCACGCGCTTGATGGTGCGTGCAGAGACGACCTTGCCTTCACCACGCAACAGCCGTTCGGCGCCACGTTGTGAGCCTGCCTTCTTGAGGGCGTCTCGGATGGCGGAGTCGGAAACTGGTACGCGATGAGCGGCCATTATATGCCTGTGTCTGTGGCCTTCATATCGAAGGAGAGGAAGTGACCGCCGACCATGCACATGCCCCACCCCACCGGGATGGGGGTACCAAGTTGGACGGTGTTTTCAGGTTCACCGAGGTACTTGCTTCGAGTCTCACGCTCGTTGTCGACATCGAGATTCGGAGCCGGCACGAGCATCGCCAGCGCGCCACCGATGACGAGGGCGAGACCCTGCATGACGAGCCACCCTTGTTGGTAGATCACGCCAACAACAATGAGCACGATGCCGACGACAACTTGGACGATCTGTCCAACTTCGTCACCTTGGCCGCAGAACGCCGGCACGAGTTTGAGTTCGTCGACCTGCAGCGGTTTCACCAGGTCTTCCACGTTCGGGTGGCCGACTACGGCTAGGCGCTTCGGGCCGGTGCGAGGATGTGGGCGCAGGCCTTTGATCTGACGCGTCGCGATCTCGATTGCGCGCGCGGCCGTCGCGGCCACGACTTCAATGCCATCGGGGCAGAGCTTCTTCAGCGGACCACACAGAAGGACCTTGACGCGTTTCATGAGTCGATCACCGCGCCTTTCCGAACCCGATAGCCGCGGATGGTCATGGCGCCGACGATGAAGTGAACGACGTCTTCCGGCCACTGGACAAACATCGACCAGTCATCGGCCGAGAGAGTGGCGTCATGCTTGCTCGTCGCCGGATGCGTGTGCCAGGTCGCAGCTACGTCATCGCAGTAGCGTTCGATGTCGTCGGGATGTGCGACAAACACATCCTTGCTGGGGTCTTCGCTGACATTGCGACACTCAACGACGGACCCGTCCTTGAGCACGAAGCCGCAACGCTCACCCGTCGGAACGTACAGTTTCCGCAGAGCTTGCTTCAGCGAGTCGTCGTTCAAGAGCGCGTCGGACATGGGGAAGCAGGTGATCCTTGATGTCGGAGGTTGTGGTGGAGAGGCGAACGTCCGGGACTTTTGAATGTCGAAGGACGGCAAGAGTAGTGTTACGCCACATCATCCGATAAGGATTGACCTGGCTGAGATTGTTGATCACGTGGTGCAGGATCTTATTGCCTGGCAGCAGCACGCCCATGTGATCAGCCCAACGCGATCCGCTGATCGACATCAAGGCAAGGTCACCCGGACGTAGATCGCGCCAGTGATCGTCAGTCGGCTTGAAGCCCTCAATTTCAGCGTAGATCTTGAACAGGTTCAGTTCGGCCTTCATCCAGCCAACCGGATGAGCATAGTTGGCCATACCCAGACCGAAGTTATCGTTCATGAAATCGCGTACGAGCGAGTAGCAGTTCCGCTCATTGTGGTCGTAGGTGCGACCCAGCAGGTGGCGATACTCAAGCATCAGACGCCATACGTCACGAATGGAAACTCTTCGGCTGTGTAGCGGCGCGCCGGTGTCATGAAGTTCGGCGTGTCGAGAGGGGAGCGAAGCTCGAACACGGCGACGCTGGCATTGAGCGAGACGCAGCGGCCGATCAGCCAGATCTTGCGCGCGAAGATGTTCACGTCGGCAGCCAGATGTGTGTGCATCACTCGAAATCGGCGGACGATGGCCAAGTCAGTGATTCCTTGGTCGACGAACGGACCCCAGATGTTGTCCGGGTTCTGGATCGTCAGTTGCGGCCGCGCGACTTGCTCATCGGCGCTGTTGGAATCCTGGCCGAGGATGCACCCCATCTTCTCGAACAATTTGCCCTGCCACGTCACGCTTGGACCAGAGCGAAATCGCACGAATGCCGGGGATTCCGTGTTGAGTTCGACTTCGTACAGAGACGCGATGCCGATAGCTTCGAGCTTCTGTGCCTCGTCGAGATGTTCGACCGGGATCGTCATTCCAGGTCCTCGACCAGGTCAATCGAGAACGACTCGGTCCAGCCGCTGCCGCCCTTGACAGACTTCGGCATCTGAAACGGTTGCTTGAAGCGAACGACCAAGGTGCCGTAGACGTCGTGCGGGTAGTTGAACGCCTTGTGCATCTCGTGCGCCGCATAGAATTGATCGAATCGCAGCGCGTTGTTCTCCGAGTCCTCGCTGTTCGAGAACCCGACTCCATTTGCATTCTGGACCCAACGCAAACCACCCTCGAAGTGCAGGGTGAAGGAGCGTTGCACCGGATTGGGCGGCGTTGCAGTGAACGTGTATCCACCGCCGAACGTCATCTGAGGACGCTCAGGGTACTTGTGGTTCACCGTGTGGTTGGGGAAGTCAAAGTTGGCTAGCGACATTAGACTTGACCCGTCTGAATAGCCTTGACGAGTTTCTTGGTCTGGCCACCCGTCGCCATGTCTTCGGAGACGATGACGAGAACGTCCTTCTTGCTCAGCGAAGCCGGCTTCTGATCTGGCGACACGACGTACACATTGACCGTATCGCGCGGGACCGCGCCGATTGCACCTACAGGTCCGGAGGACGAAATCCGGCGATTCCCCATCGCGTTGAGCGCGGCGAGTCGATCCTCGCCAATGAAGTTCACCGCGGACTGTCGCATCAGGAACTCGCCCGGTTGGACGAATGCGAGCATGGAGTCGCGGTTGGGGTTGCCGCCACCACCGATCATCCGCCGCAAGATCGTGCTGGATCCGGTCATCAGACCGGCTGCGCCAACAAGACCGCCGGACGCGCCTTTGGGCACCGGGGTGCCAGTCGAGGATGTGCTATATCCGCCGCCGAAGGTCGACATCAGCGTTTCCAGCATCCACTTAATTGCCGCGTTCGCCAGCATCTCGGCTGCCAGGTCGAGCATCGACTCCAGGATGCTGATACCCATGTCGCGGAAAGCATCTTCAATGGACTTGGTGCCGGTCACCACGTCCTTGATCAGACCCTTCATGCCATCACGTGTGGCCGAGTAGACGCTGCCGATGCCTTGGGAGAACTGCTGCGATGCGCTGAGCAAAGCACCAGAGTTCTCAAGCCATTGCTGAGTGGCGGCTTTGAACTGATCTGCCAGCGAGGCCGGGTCGTGCTGGGCAGTGGCAGCGACAAGCTCGTTCTGCGCCTGCGTCAGATCATCGGTGGCAGCTTCCGCGGCGGCCGTAGCTTCCGCGAGACGCTCTGTGGCTTCGGTCTTACGCTCGAGCGCGGCGAGAACCGCCGGGTCCTGTTCGTTGCCGCCGGCGCGTTCGAGCGCTTCGTTGTAATCGCGAATCGCCGCCTCAGCGAGACGCGCGCGATTGGTAACGATGTCAAGGAATGCCGCTTCGCGCTGCTGGGCGGCCTCGACGATGCCGGGCAGCGTCGATTCACGCGCCTCGGAAACTCGATCACCGGCGATGCGACGGTCGATGTCAGTGACTCGGCCGCGGTTGAAGCGATTGTCGAGGGAACGTGCCGCCGCCTCGAAGCGAGACACGAACCGGTCGGCCGAGTGCGTGACTCCGTCATAGAAGGCGGATGTGGCGCGGTCGACAGCATCGACGAAGTTGCGTTCGACTTCGGCACGCGCACGGAACACATCTGCGTCGACCTCGGCGGCCTGACGCGCCAGGTTGCCAGGCAGGCTGCGGATGATGGCTTCGGCCGCATCACTCTGCTGCGCGTAAGCCGCGCGGATCTGATCGAGCGACTGGCCAAGCGGCTGACGGTTGGCCAGGTTCACCGACAGCTCAACGATACGGTCAAGCTTCTCCGTGTAGGCGTCGATGAACGTCCGCGCGGTCTCAGTGAGCTGCGCGTCGAGATTCTCGACGAACTCGGAGTAGCGGCGCTGGAACAGCTCCAAGCCGCCGGGCTCGTCGGCGGCCGGGCTGGCGCGAAACTCAGCAATGAACCGCGCGATCTCGGCGTCGCGATACTCAGCGAGCGCGTCGCTGAAGGCTTCACGCGATTGCTCGATCTCCTCGAGCGTGGAGGTGTCATTCTCTGCGCGGTCAATCAGCCGGTCGACGGCTCTGCGCGCTTCGTTCGCATCCTGCCGTGCATACTCGGCGGCCAGACGACCAACTCGGTCAACGACGCGGCCGGCAGCTTGCGCTGACCGGGTGGCGACGTCTTCGCGCATGAGGGCGAACTTTTGCTCGAGGTCGAGCAGACCTTGACGGAAGTCTTCCGTGTCGGTTTGGGTCGCGTTTTCGGCTTCATAGAGTTGGCGTTCGAGCGCCTCCTGCTCGTCGATCAGCGCGATCTGCGCTTCGACAGAGCTGCGCGCAGTGCGCGCATTCCCACGGCGACGCTCCAGCAGTTCGATGCGCCGACGCAGACTGCCACGCAGGGCAGTAGCCGTGTCGGGGCTGAGGCCGGCGACATTGTTGTCGGCAACGGCCTCCAGACGCGACACCATCTGCGCGAAGTCCGTGGCGGCGATGGCGCGGTCGACTTCCTGTTCAGCGGCGCCAGTCTGCAGCTGTTCGCGGCGGATCTGTTCCAGCCGCGCGCGGAAGCGTGAAGCCTGCGCGCGTGCTTCGCTCTGGACCTGCGCGAGTTGAGCAGCCTTCTCGTCCGCGGACAGTGCCTGGTTGTTGATGATCGACGTAATCGTCGACTGCGTTTCCGCGTAGGCCGTGTTGAGATCGATGGTCGACTGACGGATGCTGTCGTTGGATTCGATCAGTGACTGACGGATGTCGACAGCACGCTGATTGACGCGCGCCTCGGTCGCGTAGACTTCAGCGGCCTGAGTAACGTACTCGGTCGAGTTCCGCTGCATTTCGCGCAGCGCAGCGAGTGCTTGAGCTTGTGCAAACGTCAGGCGACGCGTGTCCTGCAGCGCTTCGAGTTGCCGGATCGCCTCGTTCACCGCGGCACGACCAGCGGTCGCTTCGGCCGCGAATGCCGGTGTCGAAGTTGATGATGCGCTGGCGGAGCGCCGCAGGAACACCCTGCCGCACACCGATGCCCTGCCGGAAGGACGCGGCGCGGTTGCCGTACTCAGTGGACTCGCGCTCTTGCGAGCGACGCAGCTCCTCAAGGCGTTCCTGATCGCGCTCCTGTGCAAGTTCGAGCTGCAGAGCCAGCGTCGCCTGGAGCTGCGTGCGCAGGTCGACAAGGCCAGTGATGTAGGAGCGAATGTCACGCTCGCCGGCCTGCACTTGCAGACCGAGACCGGCGAACCGCTGCTGTGTCTCGAGCAATTCCGTTTGCAGGGAATCCTGCATGTCGGCGTTGCCCTCACCGGCGGTCGTCATGCCGATGGTGCGCTCGGTCAGATGTTGGATCGCCTCATCGACCGAGCGGATGTTCTGTTCGGTGCGGTCGACCTCGCCCTGGATCGACTCAAGCTGAGCATTGAGCTCCTCCATCCGCTGCGAAGCGCCACCGGTCGTGTCGCCAAAGGTCGCCATCGCCGTGATCAGCACGGTGAGGCCGACCAGGACGGCCGTGACCGGATTGGCAAGGAGGGCAGCGGTGAAGAAGCGCACGGCAGCGGTGGCGCCGACGGTAACCGCGGTGAAGCCGGTGAGGCCGGCGCTCGCCGTCGTGGCGCTGAGGGCCGTGGCGAGCAGCACGGCGCGGAGGCCGACCAGAGTGTTCCGGACCAGAGACAGGTTGGCGATCAGCGCGCCGACCCGCGAGAAGACAAATGCACCGCCGAAAACCACGAGGGCGGTGGTCGTCAAGGTGATGACCGGCTCGAGGACGCGGAGGGCGTTGCCGAAGTCGGCCAGCAGGCTGAGGCTGATACGCAAGGCGTTACGGAGCGGACCAGACGTCTCGAACGCCAGGGCGCCGAAGGCGTTGGCGGCCCGGGTCGCCTGGGACTGGACCGTCTCCATCTGGATGCCGGCCGCCTCGGTCGCGGCCGACGTAATGATGATCGAGCGCCGGAGGTCCTCGACGTTCTCCAGATTGCGTGTCAGGGCGGCGAAGGCGGCGGCCGAGCGCGTCTCGAACGCCTGCATGGCGTCGGCCGTGGTGAAGCCGGCGTCGCGCAGGGTCCGCAGTACGTTGAACAGGCCCTTGGTCCGCACGTCGGTCTCGGCCAGGCTGAGGCCCAGGCGGGCGAAGAT